TCAATCAGAGATTTGGGTGATCCCGAAGAGATGATGATTGAGATAACAGGCATCTTAAATGAAACTGTTATCATCCCAGATGCAGGGGAAACTTATACGTTTATATACAATGCTAAGACACCAAGGATTGAATATGATCAACATCCATTAGTTGGTGTCACGGATGTATTCAGTTGGGGGTTCAGAGGAATCAATTTTCACTGGGATAAAATTAGAAATTATACATGGCAAGAGATACCTGGACAACTACACATTGTAAGACAAAGTGAAATACAAACAATCCTTGATATCCCATACGCATATTATATAAAGAACATCTAAATAGAAAAAAGTTTATCTATAATGCCTGCCCAAAAAGCCACGAGCGAACCGCTTACAAAAAATATTAATGGTAAGGATAGGATTTTTAGAACCATTACCACTGCGGAAAATGGTAAAGTAACAAATAAGAGAATTGTAGAAGAAATTATTGTATATGGCAGTGATGGAAAAAGAGATAAAACAGCAACAGATAAATTAGTTCAAGATTATAAATCAAGTGAAAAATCTTCTGATTTAGTTACTGATATTAATGGAAGAAGTTATGTTACTGTAAGAAATGACAACAAAGATACAATTTACACTGACTTATCTTTAAGAAAAGAATTTGTAAAAACTGGACAAACGTCAATAACTCATGAACTAAATGATGCATCAATTAATGCATTAACAAATTTATTTACGAGCGATCAACAAGCAAGTAATCCATCTTTTTGGCAACCTCAATTTTCTACCCATGATAACATAGCATCTCAAACAACACCTGCAGATTTAATTGGAGGTGCATTAGAAACATTAGATAATGTAACTTTTGGAACTCCTGCAAATATAAACATTACACCTGGATTTAGAAGAGATGAATACGAAGATTTATTCTACCCATTAGATATCTTAAGATCAACGCAAGATAGAATAAAGTTTCAAATGGAGGCTAGATCCGGAAGATCAATTACATTTAGTGGATCAGATTTAAGTAATCCACTAAGTTTTGGAGAACGAACAACTACTACCATAACTGGATCAGTTTTATTACCAATTCAAGGTGGTGTTCAAGATTCAAATACGGTTAATTACACAGAGAGTAGATTAAATCCTGTCACAGGTTTGATGGCTGCAGCATCTATGGATCCAACTGGAGCTGCAAAAACATTATTAGACGCGCTAAGATCTCCTGCGGAAGATATACAGGCAGCAATTAGATCAAAAGAAGCACAAAATATAATAAATGTTTTAAGAGTTTATCTTGCACAATCCGCAGTTGGTGGTTCGGGATTGATACCAAGAACTACAGGTGCAATTCTCAATCCGAATATGGAACTTCTTCTTAATTCACCTGCTCTTAGAAACTTTACCTTTTCTTTTACAATGTCTGCAAGAAGTGCTCCAGAAGCCACTCAAATAAAAAAAATAATTAGATTCTTTAAACAAGGAATGTCAGTAAAACAATCAGAGAGTTCTTTATTCACCATTTCACCAAATATATTTAAAATAAAATATCTCACCTCTGACAACCAAACACATCCATCTATCGGACAAATAAAAGAATGTGCCTTGACTGCTCTAAATACTAATTACACACCTGACGGAACATATATGACATATGATGATCCCTCAAAAACAATGACATCATATCAGATCAATATGCAATTTACAGAACTCGAACCTCTGACTGAAAATGATTATCAAGGTGTAGCTGATTCTAGCATAGGATTCTAATGGCAAGTTACTTTAGACAAGTCCCAGAATTTGAATATGTCAATAGAAGTTCTGATGGTAAAAGCATCGGTGACTTTACTGTCGTCAAAAATCTTTTTAAGAGAGTAAAAATTCGAGAGGACATACTTAAGAATCTAGCATACTTTACTCGATATCAAATTGAAGGGGATGATCGTCCAGATAATGTTGCCTTTAAAGTATATGGAGATGAAACTTTTGATTGGGTAGTTTTACTATCAAATAATATTACTAATGTTCAAACTGAATGGACTTTAACTCAGCAAGCATTTAATGATTTCCTAATTAAAAAATACGGGAGCATAGAAAAAGCAAACAATATTCATCACTATGAAACAAGAGAACTTAAAAATGATTCTGGAGAAATAGTTGTTCCAAAAGGATTAAAGGTTCAAAAAAATTTCAAGACTGAATACTTTGATAGAAAACGTGATGGTTATGTAATAAGGGTAAATGAGGTAGATGCAATTTCAAACTATACATACGAAGTTCGTAAAGAAGAATCAAAAAGAAATATCTATCTAATTAAAGCAGAGTATCTTGAACTCATTCTTGATGATGTTGATAGACTCATGCCATATAGAAAAGGTTCTACCCAGTATGTGAGCAGAACCCTTAAGAGAGGAGAAGATATTAAGTTGTTTGATTA